GCCAACCAACGCCGCTGCCCGACGACATCACCTCTATCCCGGTGTACCACGTCCGTAACTACGAAGAGCCTGGAAACCCGTTCGGGTCATCGGAACTACGCGGTTTGGAACGGCTCATGTCTGCGGTCAACCAGACCATGTCCGATGAGGACTTGGCGCTGGCGCTTGACGGGATCGGCATGTACGCCACAGACGGCAGCCAGCCAATCGATCCGGTCACCCGCAAGCCGGTCCCGTGGCTGCTCGGTCCTGGGCGTGTGGTCCACACGGACGGGTCATTCTTCAACCGCGTCGGTGGTGTGTCGGGTCTGGGGGACTCGTACGGCGCCCATTACGACCGGCTCTGGGAAGCGTTGAAGCAGTCGAGCGGTACGCCAGATGTCGCCATCGGCAAGGTGGACGTGTCGGTAGCCGAATCCGGTATTGCGCTTGCCCTTCAGCTCGGGCCGATGTTGGCCAAGGCAGGCGAGAAGAACACGTTGCTCATCGACGTCATGACGCAGATGATGTTTGACGTCACGAACATGTGGATGGCTGCGTACGAAGACACGTCGTTCGACAACGTGGGTGTGGACTGTGTCGTTGGTGACGCGGTGCCGGTGGACCGCAAGGCACGGTTCGCCGAACTGAACGATATGCTGGATCGAGGCGTCATCGACACGGCCTACTACCGTGCCGAATGCACCAAGCTAGGGTATGTGTTCCCAGACGACATCGGGGCCACCGCAGATGCAGAGTTCCAAGCCCGCAACGCCGACCAGTTCGCAGGCCGCGTGAACGCGGAAGCCGATGACGAGCCCATTGCCTGAACCGTTCCGGGCGTATCGCGGTGTCCAACGCAAGTACGACGCCGCGTTGGCGGCAGAGCTCGAACGCACCGCCAGGCGAATCCGGGCACGCATCAACCGGTTACCGGCCGGCATCGGTGGAGAGGTGCGTCATGCTCAACTGACGCTTGTGTTGCGACAGATCGACGTGTTGCTCCGGGCCATGTTCGGCGGTCCGGTGTTGGACATGATTCAAGCGGGCCGGAAAGCGGCCGCGCAGGCCGCCCAGGACGCCGTGGAGACCATAACGGCGGTTGCGTACACCGCGTTGCCCGAAGCGGTCGCAGAAGCGCTTGTGGACGGCCTGGACGCCACTGCGGCATCTGGGATCGAATCCCTGTTCGCCCGTGTGCCTCGTCAACTGTCGGCGCGGGTGTACCGCACTGCGTCGCTGGCGTCTGGGTCGGTTCACAAGCTGATCCGCGAGGGGTTGGTGTCGGGTCTGTCGGCACGCGAGCTAGCGACGTCGGTGTACCGGCACATCAGTCCGACCACACCGGGCGGGGTGTCGTATGCAGCTATGCGGTTGGCTCGGACTGAAATCAACAATGCCTTCCACGAACGGCAGATCGAGGCGGCCAATCGTCCGGGCGTCAAGGCCGTTCAATGGAATCTGTCGAGCAGTCACAAGGTTCCCGACAAGTGCAATGTGTACGCGGCGCACAAGCCATACGCACCCGACGATGTGCCAGACAAGCCACACCCCCAATGCTTCTGTTATTTGACGTACGTGGTGATGAATCCTGCCGAGTTCGCGTCCGCATTGCAGGCGGGCGATTTCGATGCAGAGTTGGATCGCCGTACGCGGGCAAACGTGCGGAGATTGTTGGCCGGATAGAATGACAGTCAACAGCCGCACGAATTGAGGAGTAACGATGGATCTGCGGTCCATTAAGCCGGGTCTGCCTGCGGCAGATCTGTTCGGCATGGTGCATCCGCGTACGGGGCAACCGATCGTCCCGCTCGGATACACCCGTGATGGTCGGGCCATCTGGCCTGTGCTCGGTGGCGACGGGGACAACGACCCCAATGATCCGCGTTTCACGGGCGAGGACGACGACGACGAGGACGACGAAGAGGACGATTCCGAACAGGACGATGACGAAGACGAGCCCAAGGCCAAGCGGGGCAAGGGGAAGCCCAAGGACGACGACGACGACGAGGACGACGAAGAGACGTACACGAAGGCCGAGTACGACAAGGTCCGTGCTCGGATGCGGGCTGCCGATCAAACGGCCAGCCGATACAAGGACGAGAACGCTCGGTTGAAGGCCCAGTTGGCCAAGGCGACCAAGGGCAAGGCCAAGCCCGCCGAGGACGATGACGACGATGAGCCGCGCGTGGATCGTGCCGCTGCCGAGCGTGAAGCAGAACGCGAGAAGGCATTGCGGGAGACGCGAATCGAGAACGCGTTCCTGCGTGTCGCTCGTGACGTGACCGACCGGCAAGGCAACCAGATCGAGTGGCATGACCCCGAGGACGCCCTCGCGGTAGCCGACCGACTCGGCCTGTTGGATGACGTTCTGGACACCGATGGTACGGTGGACCGGAGGGAAATGACTCGTGCCCTGCGGGCATTGGCCAAGCGCAAGCCACACCTCGTCGTCGTGAAGAAGGCCAGCGGCCGGTCCGGTAAGGACTCCGACGACACTGACGCTGACGACCGGCGGTCGTCCGCTCCCGCCATGAACGGAAAGCGAAAGGGTGCTGGGAAGCCACCGGACCGTGAGGCATTGGCGGCTCGATTCCCAGTCCTCAACCGACCGAGCAATCGGTAACCCGACTGGCCTGTGGCCACACGGGACAACGACAGGTCACGTCACGAAACATGAAGGGAGTGGACGTGAGCCGATACGACAAGTACGACCCGAAGGACGGCGGATTCCGTGCGGCGCTGAACGCCGCGATGGTGACTGCCGATGTCGGCGTGATGTACGCGGTAGGCCTGAACGGGTCCGGGCGTGTGGTCAAGGGGGCTGGTGCAACCGGCATCCTCGGCGTTCTGATCGTCAACCAGCCCATGGCGGCCGGTGAGATCGTGGACGTCATGACCGATGGCGAGATCGCGGACTTCACGCTGGCGAACGGCTCCGCTGCGGCGGCTGGCACCCGGTACTTCGGGGTGGCCGCTGACGGGACGTTCAGTACGACCAACACCGGTACCCGACTGGGATGGACCGTGGAGGCCGGGCGTTTCGTCGCGCGTGTCGGTCGCGGCACCAACCCGACCACGTGAGAGGAGGACACATCCCATGCGCAATCTGCTGACTCCGGAACTGTGGACTCCCACGGTGCCGATCGCGGACACGGTCCTTCGTGGGCCTGTCTCTCGTACGCCCAAGCGGGGCATGGACCTGGTGGACCTGCGGGCCCTCGGCATCCTGCCCATGCAGGCGGGTGGCGCTCCCCGCAAGGGTACGCACGTCGCTGCCGACGTCGTTACCCAGACCGCCGATGGGCGGGACCTGAACGCCATCTGGACGGACTTCATCGCGCTTCTCAACGCGGTGAACGCGACTCGGATTCCGCTCATCAACTTCCTGACGTTCCCCGTCACGCTGCCGGTCGAATCGGTGGCGCAGCCGGGCGATGGTGTGGATTTCGAAGAGTCGTCCGAGTTCGGCGAGCCAGTCGGTGCGCGCATCGTTCCGACGTACTTCACGCTCGGGTACACGTTCAAGTGGTACGACCTGGCCGCGCGCTACACCTGGCAATACCTCGCCGACGCGACGGCTGCCATGGTGGACTCGGTGGCCAACGCGGCGGTGGAAGCGTATTACCGCCTGCTGCTGACCCAGGTCCTCCGGACCATCTTCAACCCCACCAACCTCACGGCGACCATCAACGGCAACGCCTACAACGTGTTCAAGTTCTACAACAACGACGGCACGATCCCTCCGCCGTACAAGCAGAACACGTTCCTCGGCACGCACCAGCATTACAAGACCACGGGTGCGGCCGCTCTCACGGCGGATGACCTGGATCTGCTCGTGATCGACGATTTCAAGTCGCACGGGTACGACCAGGAACTCGGCTACCGCATGGTGGCGGTCGTGCACTCCAACCAGGCCAACGTGATCCGGGGCTTCCGGTCGGTGGCCAACGGGGGTGCCGGTCGGTACGACTTCATCCCGGCGCAGGGCCAGCCCGGCCAGATCATGGACCTGACGACCCAGGTCGTCGGCCAGGGCCAGGTTCCGGCGACGCTGAACGGATTGAAGGTGATCGGCAACTACGGTCCGCTCATCATCGTGGAGGACGACTGGATGCCGTCCACCCACGTGATGACGTTCGCCACTGGTGGCGAGGCCAACCTCAACAACCCGATCGGTCTGCGCGAGCACGCGAACACCGGTCTTCGGGGTCTCCGGCTCGTCAAGGGCCGGCAGCCGGACTACCCGCTGATCGACTCGTTCTGGGCGGTCGGGTTCGGTACCGGTGTTCGGCAACGCGGTGGTGGCATCGTGCTCGAAGTCACGGCGGACGCCACCTACGACCCGCCTGCGATCTACGCCTGATTGGGGGGCTGACCACATGCGACAGATCGATTGGGACAGCAAGCTGTCCGATGAGGACGTGGCGTGGCTGCGTCAGGCTGGTATTCGGTTCGGTCCGAACGGTCAGGCCATCGAGGACGCGATCCGGGAGAACCAGGGCCGCGAGTACGTCGAGGTCGAGGAGACCGATGACCCCGTGTTGCGGTCCGCTCTCGATCCGGCGGCTGGGGCGGGTGTGCCGTTCGCCAACCTGTCGGAGGAGGAGCAGCGGGCGGCGCTCGACGCGCGTTCCACTGTGGAATCCGATGATGAGGACGACGACTACGACCAGTGGACCAAGGCCGAGCTGGAGGACGAGGCGGCCAAGCGGGACCTGGACGTGACCGGTACCGGCAAGAACGGTAACGTCCTCGTGACCGATCTCGTGACCGCACTCCGGGCGGATGACCGCGAGCAGCAGGCGGACACCGACTCGGCCTGAGCTTTTCCGGGTGGCACAACGTCCGGGGCGGGGGTTGCGGCGACCCCGCTCCGGACGTTCCCGTAGGAGGTGAAGACGAATGGCCACAGTGGACGAGGTTGCGATGCTCCGTCGAATGACAGACATCGCACACGACGACACGCTCTACACCGATGCCGTGTTGGCTGGCATCATCGACGCGTCCGCATCGATCGAGGCTGCTGCCGCGCAGGTGTGGACCGAGAAGGCAGCTTCATTTGCCGGATCGGTGGACATGTCCGAGTCGGGGTCGTCGCGGTCGTTGTCGCAGTTGCACAAGCATGCGTTGGAAATGCGTGACAAGATGGCGGGTGCTGCCGATGGTGGCGGTACACCGTCCGGGGGTTCGTTCACGGTTCAGATCGAACGACCATGATGCTCGATCAGGACGTGCAGCGGGCCATGACTACGGCGTTCATCGAGTTCGATCCGGTGACGATCGTGTTGATTCCGCGCGTGCCATCGA